GGCTTCGGTTCGGTCGATCCAAAAACGTCGACGGCTTGTCGTCGTGTTTCGATGCGTCGGGCTCGTTCGGTGTTTTCGTATGTTGCGCCGCGTCGGCTGTTACAGGGCTTACAGGATGGGACGAGGCCGTCTCGCCATGTTCCGCCTCGGTCTGTTTCGAGTAGGTGGTCGGCTTCGGTTGCTGGTGCTCGTCGACACCAGTGGCAGATGGGGTTGTCGCGTAGGAGTTCGGCTCGGGCTTCTTTGTATTCCTTCGAGTTGTATTCCTGTTTCTTGTTCATCGGATGCCACCAGCGCAGGAGCATCGGCCGAGGCCTTTGCCCATTGGTATCCAGCCTGCGCCGTCGCAGTTGCCACAGATTCTGGGTGCTACTGGCTTACGTTTAGAGCCAGTTTTAGCCATAGGGTCTTTCTTTCTTGTTACTTCTTGTAGCGCCTGGTTTACCGACGCCTGGTATTCCGGCTTCGGTGGGGATAACTCCTGTGGATTCTGTGGACGGTCGAACACATAGGTCGCGGTCGTCCAGCGGCCGCGTTCGTCCTGATGTTTCCGCCGGGCGAGGTAGCCGTACTTCTCGAGCTCGGTCATGGCGAGCCGGACGCTGTCGCGTCCTTCCTGGCCGATCGAGCACAGGTACGCCGAGGTCGTTTTCCAGTTGTCCGGCTGGGACAGCAGGAACACCAGGATTCCTCGGGCTCTCCAGGACAGCCGTGAGTCTCGGATGACCTCGTTCTGGACGACGGTGTAGTGCGCCTCCGGTCGTTTCGATCTGACGATCACAACTCGCCTTCTTCCATCCGGCGGATCGTTTCGCCTCGACGGGCCATGATCCGGCGAAGCTTTTCGTTCTCGTGTTCCAGGCGGTCGACGTCGTCCTGAAGTTCGGCGGCTCGCTGAGCCTGAGCCAGGTGGTCGGCTTGGAAGCGGTCGCGTTCGCGCTGGAGGCGTGCGGCTTCGGTCAGCAGGATCTCGTAGGCCTGAGCTCTCGCTTCCAGGTCGGCGCGGAGACGCTGGATCTCGTTGTAGGCCTGCTCTTGGACTCGGGCCGCTTCGCTCATCGCGTCGATGAGGTCTTGGTAGGTGTTGAGGGTCATGTCGGGATTCCTTCCTGTAGAACTTTTCGGGCTTCGGCGATGTCGCGGGGTCGCCAGACGTAGGCTTCGGCTCCGGCCTGCTTCAGCGTGTCGAGCCACAGCTGTTGATACTCCGAGATCCGGCCGACGGAGGTCTTGAGCTCGACGAAGATCACGCCGCGCTCCTTATGAGCCAGAACGAGGTCGGGGAAACCGATGTCGCCTTGAACAGCTGTTCTCCAGCGGCCGGAGCTGTTCTGGACTGGGAGCGCATGGAATACGAGCCAGCCTTCCCACTTGGCGAGCTGGATGATCGCGGCTTGTAGTTGTTTCTCGGACACTTTCAGCATCGGGTTAGACATGGCAGGCTCCTCATCGGGTTCAGGTAGTTCCAGGGCAACATCAGAACGCGTCCCTGAAGGTCGCGTGTTTCGGTCTTGGGGTGCTCGAGAAGCTCGCCGAGGGTAATCCAGCCGACGAAGTCGACGCGGTCTGTCGTGAGTTCGGTGTAGGCGAGAACGTAGATCGTCGACGGCGGCTGTTTCTCGACCATGTGAGGCTTCACTAACAGGTCGGCGTTCGGTCGGTTGCGGGTCTTGATCTCGTAGCCTGGGAAGTCGGGCCGATCAAGGTCGTCGCCAGTCATGGGCAGGCCGGTGAGGCGTGCGAACGCTATTTCGCCCTTTGCGCCGAGCGCGTGAAGTTGCCAGGATTCGGGTCGGCCGTGCTCGACGAGGCGGGAAGAGCGGGCCTGGCCGAGCCGCCGGTAGGCCAGCGCGCCCACAGCGGTCAGCAGGTCGGGTGAAAGCTGGACGCGCATCAGAACGGAACCTCTCGATCCTGGTTCCCCTTGAGCTTGTCGATCAGACGCGCCGCGTCGGCCTTCGTCTCAGGGATCAGGCCCGAGTGGCCCAGAGCCTTCAGGAAGCGTTTCTGACCATCGGTGACGGCTTGATCCATCTTCGAGCCGAGCGCGGCTCTCCGAGGCGTCTGAGGGGCTTCTGTGGGCTCGTCGGTGCGGTCGTCGCTCATGCGTGCTTCGACCTCGTTCGCAGACGCTATGGAGCGGTCGATGCCGAAGCCGAGGTAGCCGAGCGCGCGGCCGAGCGCGGAGGTCATGCCGACCATGAGCTCCGAGTTCCGGGTGTATGGGGTCAGGCCGGGAAGTGGTTCCCAGGCGGAGCCGGACACGGGCCGAGGGTCGTCGAGGGTCGTGTAGACGTCGACCTCGCAAACGAGGAACTTCTTGTCGTCGACCTGAACGATCGTGTACCCGGACTCCTGAACGCGGAGGTCGGGATACTTCTCCAGGGCGAGGCGGAGTCTGGTTGGAACGTCAACGTAGCCGTCAAGGTACTTGTTACTCATGTTTCTCCAGTCGGTAGAGCGGCGATCCATGTTCGCCGGTATTCAGCACTCTAGTCAGCCGGTGTAACGGCTGTAGCGCATTTCTTGGCGTTCGAGTTCGGTCGTTCCGCCGTAGATTCCTGGGAGCTCGCGAGGCTCGAAGCTCATCGCGAAGTCGAGGCAGTCGATTCGGACGGGACAACTGCGACAGATCGCCTTGGCGGCCTGGTTCTTTTTCTGTTGGCCGCGCTCTGAGAAGAAGAGGTCGATCGGCTGTCCGAGGCAGGCGGCGCGGTATCGCCAGGACATCACCTGGTTTTCGCCCAGGGTCGCCAGGCGTCTCCTCTGGCCTCGGAGTAGAGGAACAGAGCTCGGGCCGAGCGGAGGTTCTGGAGCGGATCGTAGAGCTCATCACAGTCGGCGATCACGCCGTTCTCCTGTAGGTAGCCGACCTTGTAGTACTTGTTCGGTCGACACCAGCTCTTCGGATGGATCTGAAGCAGGCCGCGATCGTCATGGGGCGAAGTGGCGAGCGGATCACACCGGGACTCGCGAAACATGATCGTCAAGAGCTGGTGAAGGATGACGGGATCAGCAGGCCAACCGGCCTCGACGGCCGTCGGAGCCCATTCCTGGCACGGTGTATCGGGAAACACGATCGGTGTCGTGACCTGGGCCGGAACGATCGAATCGGCCGGCGGCTCTGTCGTCGAGCTCGTCGTCGACGTCGAGCTGGTAGTGGCCGGTGGATCGGTGATCTCGACGTACTGGATCGAGATCGGGGCCGGTGTCGCGCCGGGGATCGTCTCGGGTGGTTGGCCTGCCGCGAAGATGAGGCCGAGGATTCCGAACGTCGCGAGCGCGACGCCGGTAAAGGCTTTCCGATTCATGTGTTCTCCTTGCTAGTCGGGAAGCAGGACAGGGGTCTGTCTACCGACTGGCGGAGGCCGTGTCTAGTCAGCTTTTTTTCTTGCCGATAATCGGCTCGACGGCGACGCCTTGTTTTGCGGCGATTCCGTTTCCGATCGCGTAGCCGAGCACGCTTCCGATCATGCCTGTTCCGGCCTCGACGGGGATCGCTTCGACGGCGAGGAGCACGGTAAGGCAGATCAGGCCGACGAGCGCGATGAGAGCCTTCGATGGGTTGGTGATGTTCATTCGGAGTCCTTCCGTGAGGCGGCGATCAGGATCTTCTCGATCGCGCGGTCGACAGCGTCGGGACTGTTAGCGGTAGCTGGGGCGAGCTCGTAGTGAGTCCAGGAGCCGCCGCGTCCGATCGTCGGGGCGTCGTAGACCTTCCAGCCGGACAGGAGGCCTCCTCGATCGCGGTCGCATCGGTAGCCAGCTCCGAATCCTTCGGTCGGGATCCAGGCTCCGATGTAGTCATGGATCGCCTCGACCTGGAGCTCCTGTCGATGGGCGTAGAGCCAGTCGATGAGCTTCTTGACGGTAGCGCGGTCGCCTCCGATGTCGGCCGCGCGGCCGGTCGCATGGACGGAGCGCGCTTGGCCGCCTCGGACGGTGCGGTTCGCGTAGATGCCGAGGTCTCGAGAACCTGGAAACAGGTACAGGAGCCAGTCCTGGAGTTTCCGTGTTCCTGCGAGCGCGGAACTCGCTTGGTCGCGGTTGCCGGTGTAGGGGCCCATCAGGAGGGCGGTGTCGGCCAGACGGGCGCGAACGGATTTTCGGTGTTTTGCGGGAGGTCGCGGAGCTGTTGGCGGTACGCCTTCCAGGCGGCGGTCGGTGTTGGCGAGTCGCCGAGCACCGTCCAGTCGGATTCGGTCAGAAGCCGGTTTCGTTCGTACCGGAGATCCTTCCAGGCCTGGTCAAGCTGCGCGACATTCCAGGCCTCGATCTCTTCGGGAATCCATTCCCGAAGGGTTTCCTCGCCGGTTTCGGTATTGATGATTAGCTCATTCATTGTTTCTGTCCCCAGACTTCGATTCGTGTGTAGGTGCGGTTCGCCATGTCGAAACGGAGTGACGACCAGGTGGTGTATGGGCCGATGTATGAGCCGCCGTAGTTCCAGGCGTTGCCGTTCGCTCCATAGCTTCCGTCCTGACCTTTTCCGACGCTGTGAAAGTTGATTTCGGACGCGTTGGCGGTGTCTTGTCCAGCGTAAATCAGCACGCAAAAGTTGTGGTTTCCGGCGAGAGCGGTCGCCGCATTGGTGGGAATACCAGAGGAAACGTTGAGCCAGGAGTAGGTGTTGTTGTTGTAGGTTCCGCCCCATTTGTAGTTCGAGCCGTTGGTGTCGGCGTTGATCTGTACCCACAGACGCTGGTTGGAACTGGTTGAGACGAGACCGGTGACCATGACGACGCGATAGTTGTCGAATGAGCCGGAGACAGTAACTCCGGTCGTGTTGCTGGTAGTTGTGGTGATGAGTTCCCAGGGTGTCGAGGAGAGTGTTCCCCAGGCGACGGAGCCGGAGCCGTTCGCGAGCGGAACTTGGTTCGCGGTCGCCGACGTCGGGTCGAACAGGTTGAGATTCGTGCCGATGTTGTTGACCTGAGCGGCGGTCAATACATCGCCGTCAATAAAGTTGGTTTTGGTGGGCCAGGTCATAGAGGTCTCCTAGAGGGTGTTAGTTCCGAGAATACCGAACTCGGTCGATCCGAGGATGAACGCGGTCGAAAGGGGATACGCCGTCGTGAATCGAGTGATCCAGCGGTCGGGTGTGATGTCCGAGGTGTGGCCTTGAATGGTGAGCCGAAGCGTCAGATCGGAGCCGTTCGCCATGTTCTTCGTGACGATGACGGGGTCGCCGATCTCCATCGCAAGGCCGGGAACGACTCGGTTCGACGTCGACGAAAGGTCGAGAGTGAAATTGTCGATGCGGAGGCGCGGCTGTTTCCGGTAATTGAGAATCTGAGTCGCGCGCGCCAGAGCGGTCGCGTTTGTTTCCATCATCAGGCCGGAACGGTTGTATGAGCGCAGGAAGTACTCGTCGATCGAATCCTGATCGAACGCTGTTTGCGGTGTGCCGGAAAGCCGGGTCAGAGTGACGGAGTTGGCGAGCTCCGTTTCGTCGTAGTTGACGTCGATTCCCTGGTACTGGATGTTGGTTCCCTGGTCGTCGAAGTCGTACGGTGTTCCTGAGGCTTGCTGGGAAAGTGCGGCGCGGCTCTTGTAGACGGCTTTTCCGTCATGGTCGATGTAGAACGCGCCGAGGTCGGATTTCTCGATGGTTTGGATCGCAGAGAGGGCGGAGCGGAAGCCGCCGGGGTCGTTCTCGAGCTCGGTGTCGCCGTCGTCGATGATGCGTTGGCCGGACGGCCAACCGATCTGGTCGAGGATCAGGTTGATTCGGGTTCCTGGGAGATCCTTGTTCGCCGCTCCGGTGACGGTGTCGATGTTGGCGAGCTGGAGGAGGCGGAAGCCGTCGGTGGCCTGGAGGGTGACGATCGCGTAGTCGGCGGCCTGGTCGGGCCAGTTGTAGTCCCAGCTGGTGATGTAGCCGGTGAACAGCGCGTACTCGTTGCCGGAGTAGGTGGTCGTGATGCGTACCTGTCGCATCGGCTTTACTTCGGGATAGTACGGTGACGAGGTGTTCGCTGGGTTCCACTCTCCGGTGAAGTCGAGGAAGGTGACGGTGGCCTGGCCGGGTGTGTATTCCTCGAACATTCGGTCGCGGCCGTGCCGGGTCGAGATTCGGGTCACCTGAGTCGAGATGTCGATCTCTTGAATGGTCGACGAGGCGAGGATGTTTGTTCCGAGGATGCCGTCGAGAAGGTCGCCGAGGATGAGAGGGTCGCCGAAGGATGGGCCGGTTCCGAGGCGGATCTGTACTTTCGGTTGGGCCGGGAGCGTCATGTGTTTGCGTAGACGAGCTGGGCTCCGTTGCGCTGAGCGTTGACGAGGCCTCGACGGACAGTTTCGACTAGATCGTTTTCGGAGATGACGGAGCCGGAAACGTTGATCGTAATGTTCCCCATCATTCCGGCCTGGCTGAGAGGGATGATCGCTTCGGGGCCGCGTTCGCCGATCATGGCGAGCGTCGGGCCGGTGACGATGCCGCCGTCGGCGAGCATCGGGATTTGAGGGATGTCGGGAGGGTTCACGGTGAAGCTCGCGCCGAATGGAAGCGGAACGGTGAACTCCAACAGATCGTTGATGCGGTCGACAAACTGTTTGTTGATGAAGCCGATGATCGCGTTGACGAACTTCTTTGCGACGTCGCCTCCCTTGTCGACGAGAGCTGAGACAGCGTCGACGATGCCGTCAACGATGGACGCGCCGACGTCCTTGCCGAGGCTGAGCGCGGTTGCGATCAGGTCGACGAACAGGCCGGGAAGAGCCTTGATGAGTTCGAGGAGGAATGAGCCGAGTCCGGCGAGAGCCTGCGGAAGGAGATCCTTGAGCCAGGAGAGGAGAGCTCCGGCGAGCTTGAGAGCCTGCGCGGCGACCTTCGGGATCGCTTCGGTGACGATCCAGTCGGTGAGCTTGACGAGGAACTTTCCGAGCTCCTTCAGCATGGGTTCGATGTTTGGGCCGATCCACTCGACGAGCGCGTTTCCGAGCTCGATGAGCTTGTCGACGAGCATCGGGAGGCCTTCGTCGATGATCCAGTTCGCGGCCGCGCCGATGAGCTCGCCGAGCTTCTGAAGCATGGGGCCGATTCGGGGGCCGATCCAGTCGAGAAGAGCCTGGCCGAGCTCCTGAAGTTTTTCGAGCCAGCCTGGGAGCTGTTCGCCGACCCAGGCGATCAGGGCGGAGCCGAGCTCGCGGAGCTTCTCGAGAACCTTTGGGATCGCGTCGCCGACGACACGCGCAACACCGGCGAAGCCGTCCTCGGAGAACGCGTTCGTGAGCTTCTCGACGATCGGTACGAGGTTGTCGCCGATGAATGAGAAGAGCTTGGTGGCGATCGGAAGGAGCGCGGTTCCGATCGCGGTCGCCGAGTTCTGAAGTTGAGCCTTTAGGATTCGTTGTTTGTTGGCGAGGCCGTCGGAGGTGCGTTCGAAGTCGCCTTGAGCGTCGGCGGTCTGCTTGTAGATCGCGGCCTGAGCCGCGAGGATCTTCTGTTGAGCGGTGAGCGCGCCGTTACCGTCGTAGATGCCGAGCTGGAGGGCTTCTGCGCGGAGTGTGGCATCGTCGAGGAGAACGCCGTACCGGCGAAGCGGTTCGGATTCGCCTCGGAGGGCCGCGCCGATCGCGT